CCAACTACTTTCTTAAAAAAAGCATCCAACTCTACAAACGAAGTGTCTATTGGTCGTCTGGCAACATAGTTTATCTCAGGAGTTACCCAACTTGAATTTTGTTTAGTTGAATAAATAAAGTGTGGTGCCATATTCATAAGATCTTTTTCTTCAACATTTCTGCGTTTCCCGTTGACTTTGGTGTTTGCTTTTCCATACGTCGAAGTAGCCCCGGCTGCTTTTTTTGTGAAGCCTGTTTCCATCCAAAAGTTAGGACCGCCTCTACAGGCCATCGGGTCATCACATTTTAGTTTTCCAATATGATCAGTGGTGACGGTGCTTCCTTTCGCTCCGACTGCATATGCAACAACCTCTGTATAATTTCCTAGTAAGCGAAGACCATTTGAGGCTTGCACATATGACAACAACCCAGATTTGTCTTTTATTGTTCCAAGATAGTCCTTAGTGGCTTGGTAAAAATAAGTACCGTCATTATTTTTGAGTTTATTAACAAAAAGGTCTTTATCTTTTGCCGGAATAATATCAACTTCAAGCAGTTCGTTAAATTTTATTAGAACTTCCTTCTGGTATGCACCATATCCAGCAGTTTCAACAACAGCCGAAAGCGTCGCCGATTCAGCAGGCGAAATTGGATCGGCAACAGCCGCTCCTGCCCCGCTTAATATTTGTGCTGCTTTGGCTTGTAAGGCTCTACCATACAGTTGCTCGGCGGAGTTGGGATTGCCACTATCATAAGAAGAACCAAAACCCCCTCTGTGAACGGCCCCGTCTTTCAACTCTTCAAACCAACATGCAATGGATGGATAGCCATGCCAACCCCCGTTTAGTTCTTGTAATAGCCCCACATGCTTCTTAGTTGTTCCGGAAAGATCCTTTTTAGGGTTGCTAACGTCTCTAGCCTTTCCAGTAATCGTTTTACTAGATTCTATTATACCGACATAATGATTATAAACTTTATGAGAACAATGCACAAACCATTGCCATTTTTTGTTACTTGGCATTGTACTAATATAACTTTGTGCTGCCTTCAATAAAAATTCTGCGTCAATCTTTGCACTAGAAGCTAGAGTATCTTGGTTAGCAAATATTTCTCCGAAAGTTTCCATTGTCACATCATCAAGAAATTTTGTTTTTGCTTTATCCCTTTCTACATCATTCTGAAGGTCGATGGATTGGCCTTTTGCCCACTCCTCAAAAACAGGATCTGATCCAACCGCATAACTCATCGTTCAACCACCTGTAATACCGCCGATAAATTAATCGGTATTTTTATTGTATCTCCAATTTTAATATGTGCTTCGGTTGGCGCACTATTGAATCTTGCGATCAAATACCAATGCTTAGGATCACCGTAAAACTCATCTGATAGCTTCCAAAACGAATCTCCATCCATCCATACTTTTTCGATGAAATCTAATTCACTTGTTTCAAATTGTTTTAATGATGGGGTTCTGTATTGTTCTATTCTAAGGACGCCCCGTTTTTCGAGTGTCTTCTTATAAATATCCAAATCATTTATAGCAGTTATTTTATTAATATATCTAGACATTGTGTTCTCCTATTAAGTAAAAGGCAGTTTGCCGCCCATCCAAGCATTTGCACCATATTGTGGTTCGCCTTTTTTGTCAACGCTAATATTTTTAGCCGCATGTCCTAATTCGACTTGATGTAAAACAGTGAAACTAATCGTAACAGTGATGTTACGAGGAAACAGATTGGCCCCTCCACGAAACATGCCTGCATCGATTGAGGGTGTAAAGTTGTATGAATCAATAAACCCCAATAGGCCTTCAATTTTTTGCTTTTTCTTGCTCTTGGATTCTTTTCCTTTTCCTTTGGCTGGCTCTGCTTCTTGTTCAAAAAGACTACTAGTCGGCGACGGCTGCGTCGGTGGCTCTTTCTTTTTAGTTTCTTTCTTTTCTTTTTTTGTTTTAGGTTTAGATCCTGACATGGTGTCAATCAAGTTTGCTAACTTTAATTTAATCAAAGGTGCTCTAGAGACCGCTTTACCTGTTTCAATAAATTTCTTTTTGCCTGTAACCTTTTTCACTTCTCCATCTATTTTATATCCCGGATATAAAAAGGTAGCTAACTTAGCACATTTTTCTAAATTGGTCTCCGCTTCTTCTTTGTTGGCAGCAGGAACCTCAAAGCCCAAAGAAATGGTTCTTTTGGTTCCTTGGAAAGTGGCAATTGGATCATTTCTACCATAAACATCAACAGTATTCCATGTTGAAGAAAAACTTTGCCCCATATCTGTAACGTAGGCATCGAAAGAGATCGAATCACCGGTTACCATGCTTGTGAATATAATTTGTGACATTTAATTCCCTCCCTCATCTTTGATCTGTGCCATTGTTTGTGCTACCTGTCCTCTTAGAGCGCCCTCTAAGGCGGCTCGATCGATGGTAATATAAGCAACCATTTCGGTACTAAGACCACTAATTGCTTTAATTACTCCTGCCAAACCACCACTTTGAGCACTGGTTCCAGTTGTAATTAGAGCAAGGTTTTCTAACGTATGAGTTATTTGAACACCTTTTTCACTTTCGCCACTAACAATCCCGTAAATAGTCTCAAGTCCTGTGGCCATAGCGGAGAAAGTAGCACCCAAATCAACAGTACCCAATTTGAACATCGCCTCAAATGCTTGGGCAATAATAGCAAATTTATCTGCCTGTTCTAACAAAGGAGCCATGTCTTCGACTAACTGTGCTATTGGTGATTTAGGTCCACCTCCTAATAAGTTAAACGGATCAAGAAAAGATGCCATTCCGGCCAAGCCGCCACTCATGTTTGTTTTCAATTTGCCCAATGCTGTTCCTAAAGTCTCCAGCGCTGTCCCTAACGTTGTGATACTGCTTTCTTTTCCTAAAAATTCGTTAATCTGTAAGAAAGCACCGGTCACTGCTTTTCCTGCGTCAATTGTTTTGTCGATTGTTTTATTCATAACCAGAAGAAAACCAGCAAGAATAACAGCCCCAACCAAACCAATTGACCCAACAAGGGCCAAAGCCCCGGCAAGAGCATAGACCGCACCGGCTACCAAAAGCAACGACGCCGCACCGACAACACCCTCTTCTCCTAATCCTGCCAACGCCACAACCATTTCATACATCAAATAAAGAACAAGAGCAAGGCTCACTGCCATCAACACAGCCCCAAGACCGAGCCCTATCATACCCACCCCCAACGCACCAACTGGCGCTGCCGCACCTGCGGCAGCGGTACCCAAGACAGTCGTTCCTGCTGCTGTAGCAGGCAAAAGCGCCCCTCCTACTATCTTTAAGAGAAAGAATAATGGTCCAAATATTTTATAAAGCGCAGTTAAGGCCAGCATAACTCCAACAACAGGTCCCAACCAACCCCTTGTTGCATGGGCTATATCCAAAAGCCATCGAGAACCTTTTGCTATTGCTGTTACAAGCGGTTTTAATGTTTGTGCCAACTCCATCATAGCCATTTTAAGATTTTGCATCGTATCCATGGCTGCTTTTGCTCTTTTGTCCATTTCTTCTTGTTTTTTAGCCGCTGCGGCAGCTTCTTTATTCATTTTTCGATATGAACTAAGATCCATTCCTAATATTTTTTGAGCTTCATTCAAATCGCTAATTCCCATTGTCGCGGCAATTGCTTTTTGAGTAAATCTGTCCATATCTTTAAAGGCAGTGCCTTGTTGTTGCATCCCCTTTATGAGCGTTTCAATTCTCTTCTCTTCTGACATATTCAACAGTTCCATAGCGGAGAATTGAGAGCCTAAAATCGCATTCAGTTTACCGGCGTTTGTCGCTGCATCGGAAAAGGTATCAAATTTACCAGCTATGTCCAGTAGTTTTCCGGCTTCAACTCCAGCTTCTTGTGCTGCTGCGGCTATTTTTTGGTAAATCTTTGGGGCTTTACTGCCATAAACAGCAAGTGTTTTGTTAGCTTCTAAAAAGCCTTTTGTGTATTTACTGGCTGACATCTGCAAGGAATCAGCAGCAAGAGCAATTTCCATTGTCATTTGTCGTGCTTCTGCGCTGGTTAGCTTTTGTGCTTTCATAAGATCGCTCATAAGTTGAGCAGAGTCTTCCATAGCAACTCCTAATTTCTCTAGGGTTGCTGTTAATAGGGCTGTTTCTTTTTGGGCTGTTGCGGATAGTTTATTAAAACCGGGCATCTTGTTATATAATGCTCCAAATGCCTTTCCGGAATCTTCCATAGTAATACCTAAATCCCTATGATTATTACCCAACTCATATATTCCATCTGTGTATTTCTGGCCGGCACCAGTTGCTTTCGCAAATGCCGCCGTTTGTTTGTCTGCTGCTAAAGCCATAGAAATTGTTGCTTGAGCCATTGCAATTGTTAAACTATAAGCAACATTCATCGGGTTAATAATGGACTTAAAGGTTTGTTTTATTTGCTTTAAACCTCCCGGCTTTGTTGCTAGCAAGACTAAACTACTAAATTTGCCCCCAAGTGTGTTGGACATATCGGATGCTAATCCAATTTTTGAAGCAATCCCACCGAAAAAATTCTTTGCTTGATTATCGGCTTTTTTGTAGATTCCGCTTGTTTCTGTCTTTAAGCGATTTAAAGCTTCCTGTGTCCCTTCGCCCTCTAGCTTTATTGACTTGATCATTTTATACTTTAAATTAAGTTGCTCCTCCATCTCTGCTGTGAAGTCTTCCGATCGAAGCATCTTTATATTTTCTAAGTCAATAACTTCTTCAAGTATTTTCTTTTCTTGCTCTTTCTGGGCAAAAGAATCCTTAAACATTGCTGCTCTTTCTCTCTCATATTGGAGAGATTGCAACGTGGTGCTTTCTATTTCTTTTTCTAGCTCTAGTAATTCCTTTTTTGCCTCAACTCGTTTTTCTTCAGCCGTCTTTTTTGTTTCATCTTCTGGTGTACCTTCCCATTCTCCAAACATTTATTATTCCTCATCGACAAAAGGCCATTTTAAGCCTGTTGCGCTCTCGAATTCTGCTACCGCCGGTCTTAGGTTTTCTCTTGCTTTAACAGTTTGGGGATGGTCTTTACCATATTCAGAATAAGCATCTAAATATTCTTTTTCTCTGACGATTGCTGATGCATATGCCTTAACATCACGATATTTACCTCTGATTATAAAATTGGGCTCATCATCTTCTGTTAGCATATTCGATAAATCGGACAAAGTCACACTACCAACCATTTTAGTGTCTTTTCCATACATATGCTTCAAAATCGATTTTGTCCAAGATCCAAGAGCAGATAAAATACCCGCCTCTTGCAATAAAATATTTTCTTTCCTTAAATCAACAATTACCATTACCATTCCTCCATTTACAATAAATAGTACTAATAAAAAAATGCCCATGTGGGCATTATCTTCGTTTCGACGCTTTATCCATCGCCTTCTTTTCTTCTTTAAAATGCTTCTCTAATCTTTTTAACCACCAATGTCGCAAACCGACAGGAAGGTTATAAACTTCGATAAAGGACCACCCGCCATGGTGTTTTAGTATAAAGAACTGTTCATAAACACCTTCAATATATTTATCGGTCAGGCCAAAAAAAGTCTGCCCCGAAAGGCACCTCCAACTCTTGCTCATGGCCGCAAGAGAGGCATTCAAATTTTTCAGATATATCAATATCTGGTGTAACTTTCTTATAACATTTTCGAAGATGTCGTGAATCTTGTGTTGGCATCGCATCAGCATATTTTGAGATTATGGAACGATCAGTATGACTTTCAATAGAAACAATCATTCTTTTATACTGTTCAGTTAGGACTGAATCTACTTTGGTTATTTTCTTTTTTGCTGAGGAAGCGGCCATTAGATGCGCTTCGTCTTCTCCCGTTAATAAACGGAAGCTGATTTTAAATTTGGAAAAAGGCATTGTAATTAAAAAGGTGCCATCGCTCTGAGAGGAAACATCCTCGGATTCTTTTGTCTCATTGACTTTTTTATCGCTGAGATCAAACGTAAAATGTGTCTTATCTCCACAAGAAGGGCAATTAATCTGTGTTTCATATAAATTACCATAACCAGATGTTCTGGCAGCTATCAGTATAGCGTTTCTGTCTCCAACCAATAAATCTTTGGCTTTAATTCTATTATTTACAATAACGCTTTGAAGAAAGCGCTCAATAGCGATGCCCTTTTTTAACAAAGCTCTTGAAGACAAAATATCTTCCTCTTTTGCTGTCATAAATTTGATCTCAATTGTTTCTTCTTTATGTAGTGGGTGTCCTTCCGGATAACATAAACCCCTAGAAGGTAACTCAACAAACTCGGTTGGAGCTACGAAACTTAAAGGATCAAACCCTCCACTTTGAGTTTGTTTTATTGGTGGTTCTGCATTTGCGCTTGGGGCACCAACCCTGTTCATATCATTTCTTGACAATTATCACCTCTCATTGTTTGTCTATGTTAGATAAGCCCAATCATAAGATACAACTACATCAATTTCAACGAATTCGTCCGAAGAATAATCCAGATCTCCAAAATTAATTGATCTTATAAATGGGTTTTTAAATGACCAAGTGCTAGATGGCTTGCCACCTGCATCGAGTTGTTCTATTATAAGCTTAACATCGCCTTTAGTAATTGCATCTGCTGTCCAGCTACTATTAGGTGTATTACCGCTTGTCATCATTAAGGTCATTAATTTTTTAGTTATTTTTTGACTTTTGGTATCAACATATTTTATTGTTATCTCGTTCCATTTTGGTATTGAAGGAAACTTTTTTACTTGATTTATCAATTTGTATTCATTAACATCTGTTTCTAGAGTTGGCTTGTTAACCGTTTTTGCTAAAAAGCTGATTTTATCCTCGCCACCTAAAGATACCTTAAAAGCTCGCTTTCGCATGGGCTCTATCTTGTGGCTATTCCAAAATGTCATTTATACTCTCGTTATATTGTTTATGTTGTTGTTTTTGCAAAATATGATTGATCGGCTTTTGGCGCCCCTTCTTCATCAAAGAACTCACACTTCGCCCAATCATATTTAATGGTTAAAGTTACTTGTCTTAAGTCATCATTTGAATAATCAAGATCTCCAAACTTAGCAGCTTTAATAAAAGCATTTTGCAAAGTCCATTGTTCTCTAGTTTTTCCATTTGTATCTAATAGCGTTAAGGTGACTTGAGTAAGGCCTCCCACCGCTGCTGCTTTCGATATTGTTTTTTTAGCGCCAAAAGCTCCCGGTATAACATAATTTGAACTTTTTAAAATTTCGTGAGTTAACTGAACTGCGGAAGGAGAAACTGGGTCTACTAATGCTACCTCAAGATCTTGCCATGTTACACGACCGGGGAAAAAATATTTATTATCAAAATAATTATGTTCAACCTCACTCATATCCCATGAAGGTACACTAGATGTTTTAGCCCACCATACAACTTTATCCGTACCAAAGCCATCCATTTGAATTTGCCATCTATAGTTTCTCATTGGTGCTGATGTCGATTCTGACCAAAAAACTGCCATAATTAATTTCTCCTTTTTACATTAAATAGTTTATTTTATAATTCTATGCCTGTCTTTGTTATAATAAAATCGATTGCAATGAATTCGATTGCTCTAACTGGTTTGACAAAAACTTTGGCATAAAGTATGTTTCTATCAACCAGATCTGCTGTTGTTGTGGATTCGTCTAAGACCAATTTGTATTCTGATATACCAAATCGGGATTGAACATTGGCCAAAACATTATCTGCTTGACCTTTAAAGCTTAACCAAGTTGTTCTCACATTTTGATCGAACAAGATTGTATCTGCAATTATACTGATTTTCTTCTTGAGATAAATCATCAAACGACGAACGTTGATTCTGTCCAAAGCAGAAGGTGTTTGTTGTAAAGTCTTTTGACCAAAGATCACGATCTCTCCAACAGCAGGAAATCTAGCAATTGGATTGATATTTTCTTCATACAAATCATCTCGATTTTGTTTTGTTAAATGCTCAATGGTACCAACAATACGAGGACCGGCAGAGCCACCAAGCGTACTAATACCACCACGATTGAAACCAGCAGGAGCAAACCATGGTCCATCACTATTAGCCTCAGAGAACGCGATTGCGCCAATTGCAGCAACAGAAGGATGCACAACGGTGACATCGTTGCTAGCACCAACAGTATCTCTTAAACGAACAGGAGGATAATAGGTAGCAGCATAGCTTGTGTTATAATCCCTTGCTTGAGCATTTTCTATCGCTTGTTTATGATCTCCTAAGATCTCGTTTCCGCTATTTTCATATTTCTTTCTATAACTTCCATCCAAATCAACAATAGCCATAGTATCGCCCCTTTCTTCTGCCATTCTAATTATGTCTTGTGTTAATCCACTATTAATCAATCCGGGCATTGACACAAGATCAAATCTTAAGAGATCTGGATCATCTATAATGTCGATTGCTCTTTTAACTGAATAATAAGCATAATGTTTGTTTTCGCTCTGTGTTGAAGCGAGACCATTAGCAACTGAGAATGGATCAATATACATGATGTTTAATCCATCTGATCCACCGAAGAAGGGAACATTAAATTGCTTAACACCTTCTGTCAATAGAGCAGCAGAGCCATTGATCGCAGTGTATGAAGTACCGTCCTTGTGAGAACTTTTCTCAAAATAGTATTTTGAGGTATCATTTGAATCTTGTTTTAGTTCATCCAAAGAGAAGATCCATGATTGTTTAAGATATGTGCTGCTTGTATCGCCATGCATATCAAGACCACCGGGCAACGCTCTGACCAAATCTTTATAATCTGGCGAATACCACAATGATTTCTTTGGTTGATTGTCGTCATCTTTCATGTGTCTAGCACCGAAAGCATAGTTTTTGTTATAATTTCCAACAGCAGAAGTGTTGTTGTCTGTCAAGGCAATTTCTGGAAATTCTAAACTAAGTGTTACATTGACTCCAAGGTGTGCTAGATAAGTAGCAGTACTGGCATGCCCTTGGTTCCACGTTTCATCCTCAGCCAATATAGCAAGAGATCCTGAAGGAACAACCGATCCCTGAGAAAAAGTGATATCATTGGGCTTCTTTGGGCCGTAAACACCAAATGGCAATGCTCGTGTGTCTGATCGATCAAAACTAGAATGCATTTCAACTCGAACATAATCAGAATTGTTTGGATTTTCTCCATACAATATGTATTTATCTAAACTTGTATTGAATGTTTGGTATTGATCTCCAATTCTTTTTGCAATGTAGTTTGCACTAGACTCATTCAAGCTGAGATTATCAAATCTTTCAACATCATCTCCATCTGCATTAATAATCACAACAGAAAAACTAGAATCAGGATTTGCGGTTGTTCCAATTCTTAAGTTTTCAATTCGAACACCATAATTTTGTTGGAACCATTCTCCTTCATGAAGAGAGTGTAATCGGAACATTTTTTCAGCAGCACTGGCCGTAACAACTCCACCGCCTGTGAATGCTTGTGTTCCATGAGCACCACCATTGGTTGTATTGTTGACAATAAGTTTATTACCAGAAACTAAGGTACCGGCAACTTCAGTATTGCCATCTACCCCTTCCTCTGTTTGTGTCAAAGTAATAACTCTCGGGTTACCAGCACTGTCGTTTGTAATAGCAGACACAGTCATCTTAATCTTACCAGCCGCTGCCGCTGCCACCAACGATTCTCTTAATTCTACAGCAAAGCCGTCTGCGTGAGAAATTTCATCTGTATTAAAATTATCTGCTGTCGAAGCGCTCCCGCCACCAAGAGTGGCCCCGGTGATTGTATGAGAGGTACCATCAGAGTTAACTAAAATTAACGTACCAGTCGAGGGAGTCCCAGAATCAGACATTAATGTAACAGTTGCCGCAGATTCAGATTCTTGAACATTAAATGAAGAATAGCCACCTTTTGGATTTGGATTGCGGTTGATAATCCAACCAGACTTAGAAGCGGTTGCTTCTTTTTCGTGATCTGGCCACTTTTTACTAGCACCAGCAGCCAATGGCATCAACATTGCGTATTGTTGGCCTTCTGAACCACTAACAACAGCTATGTCATTCGCCGCAACATCAAAAGTTTCACCTAAAAAGTAACTTTTAGTTGAACCATAATTTATGTTTATTAATTTTTGTGGATTACAATTTAAAATGTTTCTAATGTATCCGTCTTTTTGTGCTCTGTCCAAGTGGAAAGTTAAATCCTCAGTACCAGAAGAGTTTGATACTCTTAAAGTATATGTGTTAGCAATTCCGCTTGTAGAATCTGATTTATATAGTGTATTGGTGGCAACAGTTACATCGCTAGTACCAGCTATAGTTCCACTAAGAGCCAATGAAGACCCTGAAGCATAAATAACAGCGGCCAATTTACCTGATAGCGTTTCACCCGCAGCGCCAGATGGCATTACAAATAAACCATAAGCAGCAG